TACGCTGATAGTGATTTCCATCATGGTACAATCTATCGCGCTTGTAATTTTAAATATTGCGGACTTTCAGACCCAAAGAAAGATTTCTACTATGCAGACGGAACTAAACACTCTAGAGGCAAAGTTAAAGGTGCTGCAGGAGAGTGGAAAGAACGCTCCCGCAAACACCGATATGTGATGATATTTGATAAAAGTCTAGAACTATTATGGTAAAGTGTTGCGAGTATTTTCTGTTTTAGCAAGTCTTCTATTGACGAATTGTGAAGACTTTTCATAATACATAATTCTTCTCATATCATTAAGATAAATCTGTAGATACTCTGGTTTTAATAAGTAAATTGATCTCTTGTCTTCATTTTTTCTAACTTCATATTCATAGTTAGTAATTGCTGTTACTGGATTTAAGTTAGCGTTTGGATTGCTTGGATTGGGGATTGTAAAGTTGGAGTCTACTACTTTTCCTGCAGGAAGAATAAGTCTTCCATTTGAATCTTTAACTTCAGTAGTCTCATAAAAACGAACTGCGGTTAACTCATTGCCGTATTTGTTTTCTGCATAACGATATAAGTCTTTATCAGACAATGGCCATTGGTCTGTTACGTTGATAATACCTGCAGTAAGTAGCACAACCCAATCATAATCTGCACTGCCATAATTTGCTTCTGCGACGGTATCAGGTCTTGCACCATCTTTAATTTGATATTTGTTAAAGAGAGTAAAAACATTCTGCAAATCATCACGCAGTTTTACTCTTCTGAAAAGATTTTTAACTCTCACATAGTCCTGTGAAGAGTTCCTATCAGATGATTGTGATTGATATAAGATGTCTGGTAGTTCTCTGAAGTATGACATTTTAGAAACCTACTCCGATGTCGTCTTCTTTATAGTCAACATTATAAACAGGACTGAGTTCGGTAAATGTTAAACTCATCTGAATGTGCACTGGTGTACCATCTGCATATGTTGTATAGGTGTTAGAACCAGTATAGTTTAACTGCATATCAGTTAATGCCATTGGTTTAAATTTATTCAGGAATGGATGTGGGTCTTTTCCTCTCTTGTATGTTATTTGAAAAACATCTGGAGCACTAATAAAAACTCCACCAAATTGGTTTTGTGTACTAGACTTCGCAGTCATTGATTTTTTAAAAGCTCTAATTATTTTTTTAACTATTCTTGCTTCTGTTTGATTTCTTGGTGCAAAGTCAAAAGTAAATGGGAATGACCTAAGATTTACTCCATTGAAGAGGAGTTCTAAGTTTGGATTAAAAACTCTTCCAGATGCCCGTGCCACAATACCAGAAACACTTACGTTACCACCAAGTGCTCCATATGCCTTACCAGAAATCGCAGCAATAATAGCATTTTTAGTTTTATCGTCAACTCCCAAATTGCTTGCCTTATTAATTAAATCTTGACCAACTTTTGCTAAGTTAAAATTTTCTTTAACTAATTTATCTCCAAGTCCAACTGCAAATGCTGATAATGGATCTAATGTATCGGGTCCCCAGGATACTGATGTAGTGTCACTAATTGCTTGTGGGATAGGAAGCATTATATAATACTTTGTATTCTTCGTATTTAATCCACCCGTAGGTAAATTTCCAAAACTTAATAGTTCATTAGCATTTTTACTTTGTTCTTCAGGAGTTCCTCCAAGAATAGTATTATTATCATTCACTAACGCACTAGAATTTCCACTTCCAAATCCAGGTGGTTGATATTCTGCAATTGTTAGTTCTAAGTAATCAGTATCCCTATCAATCTTCATATTATAGGGATATCTAAGACTTTCAACAGGTGGTTTTTCCGTGGTACTATTTCCACCAGAAGAAGTGTCTGTTAAATTTGTGCCAGAGGCTCCTAATGTAAATCCTAATGCACTATTAGACATTTATTTTTTCTAACTATTTAGACGGATATTTGCAAAAGGGAGAGCTTGTAAATCTTTTACTTCCGATGAATATACCTCATAGATTTTTCCTGGTATTTCATCCCAAGTATATTGTCTTATTTGTCCCCAGTGGAAATTGATACCTTTAAATCCCCATTTGAAAACTTCAGTCACTGCAACAAAGGGATTTTGATCATATTCTATGTTAGGTGTTTTGGGATTATAAACAAAGATATAGTATTTACCAGCAACAGGAACTTTAGGAGATTCTTTTATTACCTGTAAAAGTTCAAGCATAATATCATCAGGGTCTTCATTACCAATTAATCCATCAAGAACTGGACGGACACGATTGACATTCTTATCAGTATCTGTAATTTTTTTCTGTTGTCGTTCTTTAAGTGATTTTCTTGGCATTACTTGATCCCAAGTTCGTCTTCTGTAATTACCTTAAACTCATATCCTCTATCTTTACACCATTCTCTTGCTGCTTCCCACTTTGCTTGATTTCTGGCATATTCATATGCCTCACGAATGTATCCTTTAGTTTGTCTCTGTGGTTTGGGTGGAGGAGCAGTCTGCTTTTTGGGTTTAATCTCAATCAAATATTTTTTAATCTTACCATTTGATTCTTGAACTTTAATATAAAAATCAGGGAAATATCTATGTGGTTTACTGTCTATTGGTGACCGATACCAGATGTACATTTCCTCACTACCCCATTCTAAAATCTTTTCATTTTTATCACAGTACACCATGAATTTTCTTTCCCACAGTGAGCGATAAATGATGTTAGTTGGGTCTCCTTTATACTTGGATGGAAAAGATGGTTGATATTTTCCCTTATACGACATCTAAATAACTAAAAGAATCATAATAGGTATTTAGAGTGCCAGCACCAACTCCTAAGAGGATATCCGACTTTAAACCAATCTTCACCAATCTTGCACAGACCTCACATTATCAAGTTGTATTTGGTGGACTATCTGGTTTATTAAGGTCTCATCTTGCTCGTAGAGGTGTTGATTTACAATTCATTGGTCAGACTGCAGGATTACTTTGTAGTTCAGCTTCACTACCAGGAAGTTCTTTAGGAACAGCGGATATTGTTGGTAACTACATGGGTGTTTCTGAAAAGATGGCACACACTAGATTATTCACTCAGATTGAACTTGAATTTTATGTAGATAAAGAATACAAGACACTCAAGTTTCTAGAACATTGGATTGAATTTATTGCTAATGGTTCTGGAGAGTCTCCACTGAGAGAGGGATATTATTTCAGAATGAGATATCCCGATGAGTATAAAACAAACTACACAAAGATTATTAAATTTGACAGAGATTATGATAACAGTGTAGAATATACTTTCATTGGAATGTTTCCTGTTGCACTGAATTCAATTCCAGTCAATTATGGAACTTCCGAAGTTCTAAAAGTCAGTGCAACATTTAACTTTGATAGGTATGTTGCTGGTAAGGTTGATAGTTTCAGTTATTATAATGGAACTTCTAATAATTTAGAAACTGGACTACCAAAGATCAATCTTGGTTCTGAAGGACAATCTGCGGCAGCGTTTGTTCCTGCCAAGCATGGTAGTGGGGTTGGGTATAAAAGACTTGAAGACAGACTTAATCCTAATGCTCCAATTTACTATGATTCTGAATTTACCAGACGTGTACCTGGCACATAAATAATCATAACTGAATTTTTTGGGTTATTATGCCTTTACCAAAGATCTCTACGCCAACATATGAGTTGGAAATTCCTTCATCTAAAAAGAAAATCAAGTATAGACCATTTTTAGTTAAGGAAGAAAAAATCCTCATTATTGCAATGGAAAGTGAGGATAACAAGCAAATTGCTGAAGCAGTTAAAACAGTAATTTCAAATTGCATCATCACTAAAGGTGTTAAGGTAGAAGAACTTTCCACATTTGATATTGAATATATCTTCTTAAACATCAGAGGTAAGTCTGTTGGTGAAGAAGTAGAAGTCTTAATTACTTGTCCAGATGATGAGGTAACTAAGGTCCCTACAGTCATCAATCTGGATGATATTAAAGTTCAAACTAGTAAAGATCATAGTAGAGATATTAAATTAGATGGTAATCTAACTCTTAGAATGAAATATCCATCAATGAATGAGTTTGTCAAGAGTAACTTTAATATTGGTGAGGCAATTGATGTTGATGATACATTTGATTTGATTTCTTCTTGCATTGAACAAGTTTACTCTGAGGAAGAATCTTGGGCAGCAGCAGATTGCACCAAGAAAGAATTGAGCGAGTTTCTTGAACAGTTAGGATCAAAGCAGTTTAAAGAGATTGAAAAGTTCTTTGAAACAATGCCTAAACTATCTCATATCATTACCATAACTAATCCTAATACTGGAGTTGAAAGTGAAGTTGTTCTTGAGGGACTAGCATCTTTTTTCGGGTGAGTATGGCGCACGAAGATCTTGCGTCATACTACAAGACTAATTTTGCCTTGATGCAGCATCATAAATACTCATTGACAGAACTAGAAAATATGATACCTTGGGAAAGAGAAGTTTATCTTTCTCTTCTCCAACAATACATTGAAGAAGAAACCCTGAAAGAA